ACCAAGACCGAGATTGCCTCTATCGGTGGGGACTTGGGCATCGACTACGCCAATACTTGGAGTTGTTATAAAGGGGCCGAATTACATTGCGGGGCTTGCGGGACTTGCTACGAGAGAAAAGAGGCGTTCCAAGATTCGGGAGTTACGGATAGTACCCAATATGAAAGTTAGCATTACGAGGGAGTATACCTGGGAGATGGGCCACGCTCTGAAGAACCATGCCGGGAAATGCTTTCAGCCTCACGGCCACAATTACCGGTTGGAAGTGGAGGTCTCCGGGCCGATAGACGAGCGGAGCAATATGGTTTGGGACTTCGCCGACCTTGATATCTTGGTCAATCCTATCGTGCGCGAGTTGGACCACCAGTTTCTGGTGCATCCAGACGATGCTAGGTTCGAAGGTTTTGGCGAGGGCTGTTTGCGTTGGGTCAGAGGCGACCCGACCGCCGAAAGTATAGCGGCGTATTTCTTTGATGCTTTGACCGGGTGGGAAGTCACTCTTGAGCGGATAACAGTATATGAAACGGACAAAGCCAGCGCGACGGTACGGCGTTCATAAAATCTTCGGGCCTACCATCCAGGGCGAGGGAGGGATGACCGGAACGGTCTCCCATTTCGTGCGCCTCTCAGGATGTAATATGTGGGATGGTCGACCAGAGACCCGGCAGGCTTCCCATTGCCCGTTCTGCGACACCGACTTCTTCAGCCACCGGATGCTAGAGGCATCGGAGATAGTGGCCGAGTTGGACGCGCTCAAGTGGTCGGAGTGGGTCACGGTGTCGGGAGGGGAGCCGCTCCTTCAAGTGGACGATGAGTTCGTCACAACTTTGCAGAATAGCGGGTACAAGCTGGCCATAGAGACCAACGGCACTCGGCCGCTCGATATTGTTGTGGATTATCTCACAATGTCTCCCAAGAGACCCGAGCCGGAAACGGCCATCCGCAGATGCGATAGCCTCAAGTTACTTTGGCCTCATCCGGACCCGCGCATCACTCCCGAAGCCTTCGACTGTATCGACGCGGGAGCCAAGTACCTCCAACCCATCGGCGGGGAAGACGACCAGACGAATCTACGCTCGGCCATCGAGAAGCTATACGACCTCCGGGGCTGGCGACTCAGCTTGCAGACCCACAAATGGATTGAGGTAGAATGATAGAACTTACATGGGCCGAGATAGACGACCGGCTGGAAATGATGGAGCTGACCGGCACAAAAGTATGGGGTATCCCAAGGGGCGGCGCAATCGTGGCGGGGATGGCGCGCCGGCATGGAGCGGTCGTAGTCGGAACTCCTCAAGAGGCCGACCTCGCCATTGATGATGTAATCGACAGTGGGGCGACCGCGAAGGCGACGCTCGATAGATACGGGTTACAGACTTTGGCGGTGGTCAATAAGATAGTCGAGGGCATCGACTCCTGGGTCCACTTCCCGTGGGAGGAACCGCCAGAGACCGAGATGGCCGACCATGTGAGCCGGATGATGCAGTACTGGGGTGAGGAGACCGGGCGGGATGGCCTCATAAAGACTCCCGAAAGAGTGGTGCGGTCATGGGAAGAATTGTATGCCGGTTATAAGATGGACGCGGAAAATGTTCTGACCTGGTTCGAAGACGACACCGACGAAATGATTGTGGTCAAGAACATTACATTCTACTCGACTTGCGAGCACCACCTCCTTCCATTCTTCGGGACCATCAACGTTGGGTATATCCCGAACGGTTCAATCTTGGGAGCCTCCAAGGTCGGCCGAGTGGCCCATATCTATTCCCGCCGCCTCCAAGTTCAAGAGCGGCTTGCAAGGCAGATTGGGCAGAGCCTAGAAGCCCATGTCTTAGGAGTAGCGGTCAATATCCAGGCCCAGCACTTTTGCATGATGGCGAGGGGCATCAACCAGGATACGAGTTGCCTAGTCACGAACTACCTGACCGGATACTTCCGCGACAGGGCCGATACCAGGGCCGAATTCTTCACCGCAATCAGTGGCTAATATATGGCTAAACAAAACGGGAACAAGATAATCGCCGAGCAGAGGAGGTCTCAGGTCATCCAGTTGAAGATGGCCGGAGCCACCGAGCAAGTCATCGCCGACCAGTTAGGGGTCTCGAAAGCCCAGGTCTGGAACGATGTAAAGAGGCGGTTATCCGAGGTCAGGCGGGATGATGTGGAGGCGGTTCAACAAGAGTACAACCTTCAGAAATCGAGATACGAGAGGCTTCTCCTCCGGTGGTGGAGCCAGGCCATCGGTGCCGATGACGACCAGTCTGCAAGAGCCACTTCGATTGTATTGGACATTCTTAGGCGGCTTGATACTATAGGCGGTCTTGTGCCGGAGAAGCCTCTCATCCAACTCCAACAACAGAACATCCTCGTGGGCGGGATGACCTTCTCCGACCTGGTGCGGGAGGCATTGGACGATGCCGGCCAGATTGTAGAAGTGGAGGGCCGAACATATGACTCTGACGAAGGCTGAAAAGATATCCCACTACAACGAGTCGAAGGCCAACCCCGAATACTTCTGGAAGTGGACCCTCGGCTCGGAAACCGTCTACGACAAACAGATTGAGATGGTTGAGGCGGTTCGGGACCACAACCGGGTCGCGGTCGTAGGGGCTAACGGAACGGGGAAGGATTGGCAATCAGCCCGGATAATGTTGTGGTGGCAATCGGTCTACAATCCTTCTATCACAGTAGTCCTTGGCCCGACCCACCGACAGGTCTCCGACATAATTTGGAAAGAGGCCCGGAGTGCCTACCTCAGTCCTCGGATGCCTCTCGGCGGTCAGATGTACCGGACCGCAAGATGGGAACATGACGACCGCCATTATGCGGTCGGCTTCTCGACCGACAACGAGTACAACATCCAGGGCTTTCACAGCCCGAACCTCCTGGTCATCGTAACGGAGGCCCACAACGTCGAGCAGTCCCACATCGATGCAGTCAAACGGCTCAACCCTGCCCGGATGCTCTTGACCGGGAACGCCTTCGCCTCATCGGGCGAGTTCTACGATGCCTTCCACGGAGACGGAGACCTTTACCATACGATTGAGATTGCGGCCTCTGACACTCCAAACATCCAACAGGGCCGGGAGGTCATTCCAGGCATGGTGACAGTCGGCCAAGTTGAGGAGCGTAAGCGGGAGTGGGGCGAGGAATCGGCCCTCTATATCGCCTCGGTCCTGGGCCGGTTCCCCGACAACCTGGAGGACGCCATCGTGCCGCGGTCTTTGTTGATGGAGGCGGTCGAGCGAGAACTGGAGCCGGAGGGCGAGGCCACGCTGGCTTGTGACGTTGCCCGGTTCGGCGCCGACAAGACGGTCGTCTACCGCCGCCAAGGGAACGTCTGCCGGTTGGCTTGGAAGTCCCAAGGCCGGGATACCCAACAGGTCGCCGGTCGTTTGAAGATGATGGCCGAGGATGACCCGGAGGTAACCGCGATAATAGTGGACGATACCGGCGTCGGCGGCGGGGTGACCGACAGGCTGAACGAGGAGAATGTGGCCGGCGGTCGGGTCCGGATCGTCGCCTTCAACGGCGGGGAGAAAGCCCGGAGGTCTGACCGTTACGTCAACGCCATCGCCGAGGCGTGGCTGGAACTGGGCCAAGCCTTCCGGGACGGGACCATCGACATCGATGACAACCCGGCGGTCATCGCCCAGCTATCGGCGCGGCGGTACACCGTCCAGGGAGACCGGCGCATCAAGCTGGAGAGCAAGGACGACTTCAAGAAACGGTCAACGGGCGGGAGCCCCGACGATGCGGATGCCCTGGCCATGTGCTATTCGGCGCCGGGTCCAGGGCTGGGAGTATGGTGATGCCAAAGACTCCAGAGGAATATTTCGCGGAAGGGCGCGGTTGGCTCATCCGGGCCGAGCGTATCGCCAAGTTATACGAGAACAAAGACGACTTCGATAAGTCGGCGAATCTCGCGGTCCTGGCGATGGCGAACGCCCTCCTCGGCATCTGCGCCCAGTTCATCCGGGAGCAAGAGGCCGATTGACCAAGGAACTCCGGTGCAATCTTTGCGGAAAGCTCCTGGCCGAGAAGGCCGAGCCGGGTACGGTCATCATCTGCTCCCGATGCAAGACCCGGAACGAGGTTGATTGATGGGGTCGTCTTGTGATATTCTCAACCCCAGTGGCCTCATCCGGTATGTGTCCGAGGCGTAAGCCCGAAGCCGGTGGAGGTCGCTTTGGCGTTTTGGGACTTCTTACGTAAGGCCGAACCGGGCGAGGTAGCGGTCGCTGTCCCACTCAACTACGATGTGGGGCAAGCCACATATCCGGATGCCTCATTCGAATCGTTCGCGACCGAGGGCTACGCCAAGAGCGAGATTGTCCACGCCTGTATTAGAGAACTCGCGGTCTCAGCGGCCAGCCCAAGATATTACGTCCAGGCTCCCGCCACCGATGGCGGGGCTGTCGAT